ATGCGCAGAAAAGAGTCAAACGTTAGCAGTTTGCCGGAACTCACCAATTTTGAGGTAAGCTATTCTCTGGTTACCAATGAAGTTTACTTGTCTGCATCCTTCACTGATAACATGGCCTGTATACCAAACTGGCCCTTACAAGAATTTCCGGATCAACTAATATGTATTTCTCGAGCAAAAGCTGTTGCCCTAATCGAAGAGCTCCAGAAGACCATCGACTATATGGACGCAGGAATCGATCGACAATCAGGTAGCCTGCTCCAGTAGCTGGCGAGTTTTATACTCGTTCCCTGCAACAATGGCTTTTTGTAAGGCACTCACAAATAAGGAATTCGTTAAGGCTTTTGTTCTGGAGACTCTGAAAGATACAAGGAATCAGTTGATGGCTGGTTTGATCATACTAATTAATATATTGTCAGACTCACAATATATTAATTAGTGGTAGAACATAAAACCGAGTTCTTGACTTTCAATAGCTATTATATGCGATCAACAACCTTAACCACCTCCTTATATTTTATGAGATACTCAAACAATTTAAATTTATGAGCAAAGGAAAATAATAAAGTGAATAAAAATCCCTGGGATATTCCAGCATGGCACGCTCTGGGCCGAGAAGCATCTTTAGTAACACAGCTCATTGGTTCTGGGGCAACAGCCATAGGTAAAGCCAATTATGCAGACAAAATAGGTGAATATTACACAGCATTTTTTGGGCTTTCTGTAGGTTTTGAGAGACTTGCTAAACTAATACTTGTTGCACACTATGCCATTGAACACAAAGGAAAAATGCCTGACGAGAATATTGTAAGAAAATTTGGACACAAGCTCATTGAATTAACCAACGAGGTTGATAGTATTTCTAAAAAAATGCAACTATCTCTGAGATATTCACGTCCTACACATAAAATTACCTACAAAATACTTGAATGTTTAGATTCCTTTGCTGATGCCCGACGGGGACGTTACGCAAATTTCTCCTCATTAAGCAGCCCCAATTTAACCAATAATGAACCTATTAATAAATGGTGGGGAGAAGTAGCCGAGAGTATCCTTGAAAAACATTATTATTATACAGTTGAACAAAGACGTGTTGAAGAAAATGCTAGGTTTATCAATGCCACTCTTTCACCGTATACAACGGTCATGTATATGAATGAAAGTACCAACATTATGCAAGACCTTATATCAGCCTCCATCCGTACTGGACAAAATACCATTGTTCAAAAGTGGGGAAGATTCTATTCTCTTAGCATCGCTCGTTGGCTTGCCACAGTATTAGCAGAACTGTCTGATATAGCTTCTCATAAATATGGAATAATTAGTTTTTATGGCCTTAGTGAACATTGTTGCAGTTATATAGTTGAAGATAGTTTTTTAAAAAACAGAAAAATATGGCCACTTCGCCAATAGTTAACGAGAAAAGCTGCATAAGGGGGAGAAATCCCCCACCTGTAATAACATAACTACTAAAATTAACACCTCGTTCGCGCAACTCCTCCACCAGCACGACAAGATGCCGCACACTGCGCCCCAGTCTGTCCAGCTTCCAGACAACCAGCGTATCTCCTTCTGATAGCGTTCTGAGCAGTTTTTTTCAATCCCGGTCTGGCTGATTTCGTTCCGCTGATTTTATCTTCAAAAATCAGTTCACATCCTGCGCACTCCAGCGCGTTACGCTGCAATTCTGTATTCTGGTCATTTGTTGATACGCGGACATAGCCAATAAGCATGATGGATCCCCTGAATAAAAACCGGGGATGATGCCAGTTAGCCGTAATCTCTGCATTTTCTTAAACGTTGGTTTGGGAGAAGGCTCTGCATTACCGGTTGGGGTGCCTGTTCCGTGGCCTTCAGCCACTCCGCCAACAGGCTGGCTGAAATGCAATGGTGCCGCTTTTTCTGCTGAAGAATACCCGGAACTGGCAAAGGCTTATCCGACAAATAAATTGCCTGATTTACGTGGTGAGTTTATTCGTGGCTGGGATGACGGGCGTGGTATTGATGCTGTACGTGCCTTGCTAAGTCTTCAGAATGGAGGAGTGGAATCACACACCCACCAAGGGCAGCTCTTCAGAGTTAGTGATTATCGTACAAAAGAAATACCAGCATCAGAAGTTATGGGAAGAGGATATATTGCAAGCCTGACGCCGGGTGCTGATAGCCCACTTGATTTTGATGATTATTCTGTATCTTCTAATCCAAATGGATATTTTGTCGGGAATCAGAGAACAACAGCATATGGGATAAATGAAACCCGTCCACGGAATATTGCATTTAACTATATCGTGAGGGCTGCATAATGGATAACGCTGTATTAAATAGCGAGTTTATTGCTACAAAGGCGGGGAATATTACCGTCTATAACTATGATGGCGAAACACGGGAATATATTTCCACATCAACTGAATATCTTGCCGTTGGTGTCGGTATCCCTGCATATTCCTGTTTAGATGCCCCTGGCACATACAAAGCTGGTTATGCAATCTGCCGATCTGTAGATTTTAACTCATGGGAATATGTGCCAGACCATCGCGGTGAAGTTGTCTATAACACCGAAACGGGAGAATCAAAAGAAATCACAGCTCCGGGTGATTACCCTGAAAATACAACCACTATCGCCCCGTTAACGCCATACGATAAATGGGATGGTGAAAAATGGGTGACAGATACTGAGGCACAGCATAACGCCGCAGTAGAAGCAGCAGAAGCACAGCGCCAGTCACTGATTGATGCTGCAATGGCTTCCATCAGTCTGATTCAACTGAAATTGCAGGCCGGACGTAAACTGACACAGGCAGAAACAACCAGACTTAACGCTGTGCTGGATTACATTGACGCGGTGGCGGCAACAGATACCAGCACCGCGCCGGATGTCATCTGGCCTGAACTGCCGGAGGCGTAGGCCATTCAATATCTGGCGCACTGGAGGTATCAACCAGCTCCAGTGCATCCAGATAATCCAGCCACAAATTATATTGCGCCAGTTCCTCACCTTTCAGACGACCAATAGCGGCTTTACCGGGCCATTGCTTACTGTTCATGTATTCGTTGGCCTGGTTAATTAGTAGCTGTCTTTCTGATTCAGTAATTTCAATAAGCTCTTCATGCGTGGGTGGAGGAATATCTGCCCACGCAGGCAGCCCATCATCTCCGGCAATACGGATTTTTCCTTGTGGCGGTTCAGCCATAAACTCACTGATAATATTTTGATTTACTTCCTTTGCATCTGATAAATCCCATCCCTCTGATTTATATTTATCAATCATATCCACAGGGAAAAAAGCATTATGCCTTGCACTATAAACATATTCGTTCATATAAATCACCCTGAATAAAATTACTCACCAACAGCCCACCAACTGTAATTCATCGATACTGTGGAGCTGGTTGATGCAGTTCTGTAAGCGGAATTAAAACCGGTTAGTGTTGGACCTTCTGCAGTCATCACGAATCCCCGTCCAGCGCCTAAAGGCGCACCGCCATCACCAGAATGAGTAAGCATGGCGCAGTCCGCTTTTTTGGGGAAAGGGATGCTGAATGTAATTCTCATTGTTTGCGTCGATAATGTCGGCGTAACCGCACCTCGACCATATTGCAGGATTTTACCGTTGGGTAATTTCATCCATCCATCACCACTGGCAAAAGAAGCCATATCCGGTATCTGATTTTCCCCTGTTCCCACATCCCGTTTTGCCGCTTCTCCCAAACCAAGGTTTTCGAGAGCCGTTTTCACCGTGCCGTCCGATTTGATATCACCAAACGGATTCTTGCGGCTCAGGTATTCAACAGCAAACCCCGATCCCAGCAATTCAACAAAACCGGGCAGATCACCATTATCAAGCACATCCCGTTGCGTTTTATCGCTTACAAACTGGGCCAGAGCTGCAGCAATAAAGCTGGCCTGCCGAATAACCTTATTGACTTGCGCACTGGAGGCTTTCCCTGCTGTAAATCCAGACAAAAGCGCAGGCAACGCTTCCCATTCCTCCTGCGACATAACATTGGCATTTTTACCCGTTGCGAATGCTTTAAAGTCATTTTTTGCCATCAGAGTAATACTCCCCATGCCCCTAGATCAAAACCACTGATAAATTCGTTATCCATATCAAAACCAAAAAATTTTGAACCTTCCGATGGGGTTTCCACCGAAGGTGTTTCAATTCCACCCGCCCACACCCCGGCGGCTTTTACTGTGAGATATCCCTGTTTAATTGCAGCAATTAACTCACGCGATACATCTGAAATATCAGTATCAGGAAAGACCCAGACCGATATCGTCATGTCCTGGTTATCGACAATCTGCATTCGCAGTCCGGATCCTGCTGTTGCAGCGTCAAGGATTGCCGGAAGCGAATCATTCCGTCCGTCCCAGTTATTAATCGCAATCTTCGCTTTAAGAATGACACGATAAGTTTCATCGCTGAGATACATGTATCCGGAATCAGGATCGTATGGTCCCTGCCATACCCCTTGATCATATCCAAGCCCGTCGGTATCCCAGCTGAAATAGACACCTGAGATAGGCTGGCTGACAACACGACTACGTCCGATCCACAATCCCAGAATGTCAAGTTGCACACCAACCGCAGAGTCAATATCAAATGCAGTAATCAGCCCTCTGGTGGCAGCCGCAACATCAATAAGTGGCCGGGTCATCAGATCAACATGCGCAAGAAATTTAGGTTTGGTGGCGTGGTAGTTCGTGATTAGTTCGGTGTATTTGCTCATGACTCCACCGTTATAACGATATTTTCCGGGGTACAGGACGCAGATTCGTTGTATCTGATATCAATGTTTGATGACGACAAAGCCCCCGGGGATTTCCCAATCGTCAGTTCCTGAATATCGTAATAGCGTGCATTCCCGCCACTCACCACGCCAAGATTCGCCGGTGAGTAAATGCGACTTAAAAGGACCGAATCACCGATCGTCAGACTATTGATATAGTCGGAAATAGCCTGCTGGATCTGCTGCCCTATCTGTGAGGTATAACCCGTAAAAACTTTTAATTTAATCCGGGCATAAACAGGCACATCACTGGAACGCGAGAATTTGATTACATGGGGATTGCCGTATTTATCCGGAACCGTAACGGATGTTGTACCGTGAGTGGCTGTACCCTGGCCTTTATTCCCTCTGATAGCCTGAGCAATATCCGTCACATCACCGCCATCCACAATTACAGCAACAGAGTGTGGCGGTAACCCGTTACCGTCCTCCGAACCAGTATCGTTTTCATAGAGTTTGTGGCGGGTTACACCGGTAACATTAGAAACAGCACCATCCAGTGCTTCAAATGGGGTTATTGATGGCAACGCAACACTTTGTGACTGGCGGATACGTAACTCCGCATCAGTTTCTGCTGGAGTGCCTACAGTAGCTGCAGCAGGATTGGTTACCGAAACCCAGCCACGGGTTGGCGTATTAATTTCAGTGATAGTTCCAGCCAGCGCCGCCACTGCACCACTGACGGAACATTTTGCGGTCACCATCACTGTACCATCCACGCCAACCACCACTGAAGCAGGCAAACGCCATATCACATTATTACCATCTTTCACGCTGCCATTAATGATGGTTGTTCCGGCAGTTCCTGTAAGAAGCAAATCAACCGTAGAATTCGTCGCGCCTTTACGTGAAATACCATTTATTTTCACGTTACTGGTCAGCGCAGCCCCATAGCCGGTTGCCGGTGAAAAACAGTTGTAGACAGTTATCGCAGTATTATTGGCATCATGAATCGCCAGCGCCATCAGAGCCACCATCTGGCCGTCTTTGCTGTCCGGTTCGAGGTAGGCATCTCTGCCATAAATCTGCTGAAAATAGCTAATCAGGGTGCTGAGTATCGTCTGATAATCAGGCGCACTGATCCCCTCCGCGGTTACCTTTGCAGATAAACCGAGAGAATCAAGGTTCAGAGCCATTACGCCTCCGATGTAACAGTAGTTATTCCATAAAGAGTGTCGACTTCAGCGGAAAACATGACACGTCGGGTCGTGGTATCCACCGTCGTATTGAAAGAGAGGATTGATTTAACACCCCGCGTTTCGAGGATGCGCTTACGGATCGCTAGGTTGTAGGTTTCCGGCTTCTGCTTACCGAGCACGGACTGGATCCACGGAGTCCCTTCGGTGGTGTCGAGAAACCATTGCCCATACCACAATTCGAATCGCGTTTTTACCGCCTGCGCCACGGCCTCCGGTGAGTTAATCAGCCAGGTGTCATCACCGCTGCCAAAGGTGTAATCGCCATCGGCGTCTTCACGTCTGTATCGCATCAGTTTACTCCGTCGGTATTGCTTCCACCGCGCTGAACACCGCCATGAGTGTGCGTATCATCGATTGGCTTGCCGTTAGCCTTCACGCTACCCAAAAACTCAACAGCACCAGTGATTTTTGAAGCCACACCAGAAACAACAGACCCCACCATGCCACCCATCCAGGTTAACAGGCCATGAATGGTTACTTTCTCAGAAAAATCAGCCAGGGGGGCAACCACATCAAGACCCCCCGGAGCGACAATTTTAATTTTCCTGGTATCAGGATTAAGCTCAAAATAGGTACTGCCGTCGTCACTACGCAACTGTGTGGCACTGGTATTAATACCGCTAATCTTCCTAGCCTGCGACTGGGGACCGACAATACAAAACGCATCCGATAAATCATGCATTCTGTCATCAACAGGCTCCTGTATCCCGCCACTCTGCCACCAGAAATCAATACAACGATCGGCAAAAATCACCAAACACTCATCACCGGCTTTTACCGGAAAAGTCAACGTACAGCCTCCGCCGCGCGGGAATACCACTGGCACATCCACCAGCAAGGGTAATGTCGTCGACTGGTTGATTCCATTTGAGTCCGGCTCATAGCCTTTAATCGCAGGTTGAACAACCACTGTTACCGTGTCCGGATCAAATGACTGGACGATGCCTGGCATAGAAACACGCAGCGCCGACATGACAGAGCCAGCAAGTCTTACATCGGCCTGTTCTTTGCTACCAAGTTGAGCGCTTAAAGAAACGGGCATTCATATGTCTCCAGAAAGCAAAAAACCCGCCGGATGGCGGGTTCATTCATTTAAATGATACTAAGCAGCAGATGATCTAACTAATCGCACACTCTCAGCAATATTTTCAGCCTCTGCAATTACAATTTCCGCATACTTTCCATCAATAGTTTTGTTTAGTTCATAATCAGCATCACAGCGATATTTATGATACATCTTCAATTTTACGCCTAGCTTGCGAACTTCCAAATCATTTGTAGAGGATATCAATTTTGAACATTCAGTCATGTATTGGGCAAGGCGTGAGTGAGTCCCGCCTTTAAAAGAGCCATTAAGTGGATGTTGTCTTGGTACCGGACCGCTAAGGCTTAAACAAGCATGGTACATGGCATAATAACCACGACTAACCGCAGTCCTTACTCCAATCTCACCAGAGTCGTCAGAAATATTTTTCTTGGCAATTTTTATGAATTCATATATTTCAATTGACACATTACCCCCCTGGAGTAAATAGCACTATAGAATCGGCATCAAACAAGTCATTCTCAACTATTTTTGAGGCCAGCTCATCATTTAATTTTACGATTAAATCTGGTGTAGCACCCGTTACGTCATAATTAAATGAAAGCATTCCATCCGGGGATACATACTGCCCACAATTTCTGGCTCTAACACCATTACTTTCTAATATCTGCATTGCCAAAGCGGCCATGCCAGACAATTTACCCCTCTCAGATATAGGAAGTTTTTCTAACGTGTCGTATATCACCTCCGCACCCATATAATCACCTTTTTGTTTATCGCTTAGTTCAATATCACCCAAGCTCTTAAACAATTTTTTAACTCGCTTCATCTCTTCATGATCAGCCCAAAAAGAGGATGTGATAAAATCAAACATCATCAATGAGGGAAGAAGCATGTCGGCTCCACGCTTTAAAATGTTCCGCTGTTTGGTGTACAGGCCTTTTTGTCCAAGAGCTACAGCATAATTTATCCAAATAGCTGACTCCGATGAGTTAATTGATAAGGCTCGTTCACATAATTCTGAACCTTTCTCAACATCCCCAAGAACAATCCATCCCATGCCCTGAATAGTAAGAGATTCATCTTCTACGGGTATTTTTTTAGCATCACGAATGATGCTAAAAACTTCAAACTCACCCAAGAGATTCTCTCCCTGCTCAAGCGATGGGAATAACCTTTCGAATAGCTGGTCTGTGATGAGTTTCGGTGAGGCTGATGACATGTTAAATCTCCCTTTCAAGAAATCCTAACTCACCACTTTAAGATCATCAACCTGGCAGGATATACACTGGTCCCCCAGCGACTTTCTTACACGGGAAAGAGCCGATGATTTTCGGCGCGTCCATGCTGTTCTGCAGCAGCTGGACGCCAATGTAATTCACTTCACCTTCCGGCAATCATACGTCCAGAACTCCCGAGGGTCGTCCATATTTTTGCGGATAACTTCAACATTGAGGATCGGCTTGCCATTTCTGGCCACAAAATCCATCCCTAACCAACGCCCATTACCCGGAATCATCCATTGGATGTTCACATTGTCATAATCACCTTCCTGTTTGAGAAAGATGATTTTCTGTGTCTCCGGTTTCTGTCCATTAATCCTTGCAAGTCCGTCTTGCGCTTTCCAGTTGATCGTAAATGGTCCGCAACCGGTATCAGCAAAGGAAATGAAGGAGATACAGACAAGTAAAACTGTCAACAATGGTCTTTTCATGTGTATTTCGCCGCATCAATCCCTTTCGAGTTAAGCAATTCTTTGCCACCTTTAGCCAGGCAAAGCAGGTCCATATACCACGCCTGCCCTCGGGTGTCGCCAGTATAATCAATGCTGCCCACAATGTAATCACCGTCAGTATTAATACTGGCAGGCTGTGACATGCCTGGCAGACCGTTAACGTAGAGATTACCGTCGCTTTCAGACTCATCCAGTCGTGCTGGCGATTTCGCTACCTGGTCATTACTCAAAGAGGCACGGTATACGGATGCCTGATCCAGACGAATAAGTCCACCCAGCTTAATATTTGGATTAATCAGACATCTGACATTTACGCCAGCTCCCATCGTCTGCTGTGGCATACCGATAAGCCCGGTGTTAGCATTCAACACCGTAGCAACACCAATATATTTATCTTCAGGAACAATATTTACCAGATTATTTTCATACCACCAGTTAGCTTTACACTGCCCTGCGATATGATTCATCAACCTTGATGTGTTTTGATAAACAACGCGGCCTCGGGGAAATACCGTTTCAGGCATGTCAGGAACTGCGCCGGATTCGATGCCATATGGTTCGAATGATTTCATACCCAGACTGAAAAGATCGCTGTACTTCCAGCCAGCTGCCACTGTGGTTTTCACACTTGCGTTCAGGTGGCCTTCCCAGCTGTCAATACACTGCAATATGATCCAACTGTCTGTGGCATTATCTTTACCAGTGACAGTAAAACGGATATCTCCATTGAATATCATGCCAACGTTTTCATCAGGATAATTACCTGCTGCATCCGGTTGCCCCTTGTATCCGGCAATAACCTGTATACGCGAAAACTCCTTCTGCATAATCCGGTTCTGAGTGGTAGGGGACAGGTTATAAACCTTAAAATTCCCAACGAATCCATTAAATATGGTCGCAGGCATTTTCTGAATATTGAAAGTGACTTTAAGCTCAGAAATTTTTATCCCGTCGCCCTTATCATCAACAAGCAATAATTCAAAGTGACGCATCCAGTTTTTCGACATTGTTACTCCGTGAAAACATAGAGGTGTGAGAGCGTTCCAAGATCGAATTGCGTCGGATTCTCCGGCCCTGCCACGTCGCAAAGCACCACCAGAGAAAAACCCAGATCCATATATCGATACTGTGCCAGCAGGTCAGCCCCCGTAATCATCGGTATACCTGATATAATGGCGGAACCATTGCTGTCAGCAAGATCCAGAACCCAGTACTCTCCTCGCCAGATGACAGACAGGTGATAAACCGAACCGTTAATTGTGGTGGCAAAAGTCTGATTGTCAGCAACCAGTGGGATTTCTACGGCTTTCATGAATCATCTTCCCAGAAATAAATTGCTCAAATACCCATCAACAGTGGAGATACCTTCTTGCGCCATCTGTGGCAGCGATTTCAGAATGGAATTATTCGGTGACACGGTTGTTTTGGTGCCTGTATTCTGCACAGCAGACGTTCCGACTCCCTCGGTCATATTGTTTTTCGGGGCAACCCTGACTGACTGCGTGGAGGTAATAATTACTTCCCTGAGGGTAAGCGTCGCCAGAAGCACATTTTCACTACTCTTATCGGTCGTGACCTCCAGCGTTTTTATCAACATATTGTTGTAAATACGCTTGCCGGTTGTCACATCGAAAGGAATACGATTCCGCTGCAGGTTAAGCAGTTCCTGATACAGTTCTTTCGGGCTCAGCCCCAGTAAACTGGTAGCCGTCAGGTTACTGGCAAAATCAAGCAGCGATCCGCCTCCGGAAAAACCGGTTTCCATCACAACCTCAGAAGGGCGCCTGAATGCGTGTTCTGATATATAACCAGCGCCCTCACCACTGGCACCAGCATTCGTGGGCTGTTCAACAGGATGTTCCGTAATTTCCAGGGCGTCAGTGTGCTTTTCGGTAATAACCACATCAGGAATAATGATTCCTATTGAGCGGGTTCGCTGCTGCAGTAAAACAGATAAAAAGTCCATTACGCAGGTCCTTTCAATTGCTGTACCGCCCTGGCATTTACAGCCCCCTGCTTGTCAGCGATCAGATTAGCCGCCTCCTGAGGGTTGTTAACTCCATGAACATTTATAACAGTCTGCTGGTTAAGGCTGCCAGCGGCGACCTTATACGCCAGCGGGCTGTTCCAGTTTGAATAACCTTCTTTGCGCGCCATCGACTGCATCAATGCTCCCATAGTCCGGGGATCTGTAAGATTCAATATTGCATTCGGTGATACTCCCATCCATTTCGCAACATCCTGTGCATACTTTTTCGGATCGTTGTTATCACCTGCCGGGGCCCAGGTACTGACAATATCCTGAATAGTCTGTAATGCCCGTCCGGTTGTTTTCCCGGTAAAGTAACGCATGAGCTGGTTTTTCATCGCCTCCCAGCCCTCAAGCGCTGATTCGAAAAAACGGAACCCTTTACCGCTCACCGGGCGAATGTTCCCGGGGTTATTGTTGCGATCAGCAAGAGTGCCGCCGCCGGGGATGTCGGGCTGGACATTGGAGCCATGCACTACACCGTTACTCTGTCCCTGCCGGATAACTTTACCGGGTCCCCCGTGCAACCAGTCCATCCACGCAGGCCATTCACGGACCTCACTGACATCCCTGCGTCCGATATCTGTTTTTATACCAATAGCAGCCAGCGTGTCGCCGATAATTCGCTTCGTATACCTCAGTGAAGATTTTGCGCTATCAGCAATATTTTCTCTGTCACTAACAATATAGCCCGCGTAAAGCGCCCACAATTTAAGCCAGGGTGGGACCGGTAAACCTGATATTTTTCCGAAAGCCCCCAGAACCTTGGATACCCAGACACCCGCGATGAATGTACCGAGGATTTCCAGTGCATTTTGCCAGCCGCCAACACCATCTTTTAGTTCCAGAAGGTGATCACGAAGCCAGGTGATCGCATCCTTCGCTTTATCTATTGCCGGTTGCCATTTTTCCCAGTCGATAAGACTGTTACCGCCTTCTTTCCATGTTTTGTAGTCTTCCCACAAGAGACCGAGAGCCACGATCAGACCGGTAATCAGCCCTATAGGTGACATCCAGAAAGTAGAGTTAAGTATCCGCATGGCGACAACCAGACCGCCGATAACCTCTATCAGGGTTTTCGTTTCGGCATCCAGTTTCCCCCACCACTCGATGATATCTCCGACACCATCGACTATCCGAAATGCTACCCGCCCGACTATCTCACCCAGCCAGAGGATCCCCTTTATGACCTTTGTGATGGTGACTTCAATTTTGGGAAAATTTTCAATTATCTTTTTGCGCAGGTTATCAATCTGCCCCGCCAGTCCGTCCGCAAGATTCGATCCGATTTTGTCCCGCGCCATCCCGGCCATTTCACCGAGCGATTTCAGCGAGGTCATAAACCGGTTTGACGATAAGGCAGCCTGATCGGCATTAAATCCGATCGCTTTCACCATTTCTGAATACTGAGCGCTGAACTGCCCCACTCCGCGACGCATAGCCATCAGGGTATTTTCGTCAATGCCCAGCATCTGCGCATACTGGTTAGCCCGGTAATACGGCATGCTGCTGAGTTTCTGTCCAACGCCCGTAAAGATAGCAGCCATGTCACGCATGTTACCGCTGGCATCACGGGTCTGTACGCCCAGGCGATTCAGAAAGCCTTCTGCTCCGGGATTGTTACGAATAAACCGGGAGAGGCTTTCCAGAGAAGATCGCGCAGCGTCCACACTGCCGCCAACCTGCGAAACCGCATAGCCAATAGACTGAATTCCCTGGACCGTCGCGCCGGTGCGCTGTGACGCCCAGTAAAGATTATCCAGGCCGGAGGCGATCTTAGCCGTGAAGGCCACCACGGACAGCGCAGCTCCTTCAACAGCCAGCCCCATTTTGATGACATTTGCAGTTGTACCGGCGAGGACAGAACCGAACTTTTTCGCTCCTGCATCATCCACACTGAAGCCAAGCGAGACGAGGAAATCTTTAATAGTTTCAGCGTTCATTATCCTCTCTCCATTTCTCAATGCGCCGCTGGTTATCCGCTTTTACCGCCAGATGGTCATTCAAGAGAGCAATGTCATACAAATCGACAGAGCCATCTTTAAGTGCTGTATAGGGAATTAACCCGGCGTCAACCGGATTGAGAAGGTAGGACAGCCCGTCCGGCAGGCTGTTAAACGTCAGCCCTGTTGCAGGCTCTGTGTCGTGCTGGTAAGGGGTGTAAGCAAAAAATTTCCCAGCGAATCGGCGACCACCCGCGCCACCAGATGAAGCATGACCAGCAAGTCAATATCATCAAACATCAGTTCGCCCTGGGTAAATACCGGCACCCATCCATCCATATGACGCCGCGACACCACCGCAAGACAGGGATGAATAATCGCATCGGTGTCATCTTCGGTCAGGGAAGACAGTTCCTCAGCGATACGCGGGAGCATGGTTTCAAACACCGGTTTTAACTGCTCGAATTTCACGGTGTCGATTTTGCCGTCAGCAGGCAAACGGGAGCGAATGCTCCCGAAATCTGACATCATTCCCGCCAGTACCGGCAGAAGTTTGCGGGTCACTTTCAGCTGGTCAAAAACGCTGAGTTTTGCCACGCGATATTTCACGCCTTTAATTTCGAATTCCATGCATTAAAACTCCCCGAGAACCTGGTCAATCTTGCCGCAGTCAAACACCCACGGCATCGTATTAGCGGTTTTAGCGTTGGCGTTATCCGGTTGTTTCTGGAACGCAACACTGCGTGCCGTGATGATGTCGCCGCTGACCTTGTTGCGGATCACGATAACGTTATTCCCCCATGTGGCAGAAGACTGGCTCTGTGCGTTATACGCCAGCGACAATTTTTTATTTGTCGGTGATGTCTTCAGAAGGTTAACGGTAATCGTCCCGCTTTTATCTGCATGGAGGCTGTGCATCACTTCACCATCAGCACCGATGGTCATGGTGTTTTTAGGACCGCCCATCGCAACCACAATCCCCTCTTCAGAACTTGCAGAACCGTACCCGAGGTCAATCGAACCGGTCGGGCCGGTCAGCGTCGCAGTGACATCCATAAAAGAATAGGTAGACATTCACTTCCCCTTAGCGAACAACGTTAATCTGTACGTCAGCGTAATGAACCGCGCCTGCAAGTTTTATTGCAGCCTGAATCACCGGAGCCTTACGGGCTTCACGTTCTGATTGTGCCTGTTCATCCAGCGGCTGGGCGTATACGTAATAACCTTTGGGCAGTGTGTCACCTGATGACAACTGACCAAGGTCGCCCCCGTTCCATACGCCCGGAGCAATCAGTCCATTCTGAACGGCCTGATCCAGTGATTTTTCAACATTTGATAACAGTCGGGTAATACCGGCTTCAGTCTGGGGAACTTTCGTGGTGCTGGTATAAAGCAGGTTATAGAGGTTGGTCTGCACATAATTCTGTAACCAGTCCAGGCCGTGGCGTTCATCAAAGAAATCGCCGTTAGCCATCACTCCCTGCTGGAGGATAGCCGTATCATTCTGGTAGTACACGAATACATTGCAGTTTTTTGCATCAAGTGCCGATGCCTGGCTGACTGTCAGTGTTTCATACCCGACACCCGGCTCCTGCTTAAACTTGAGCGTAATCGCGGTATTACTGCCATTGAAATTAACCGTGAATGCCCGGCCAAATGCAGATAACGCAGCGTATTTATTACCCGATGAATACTGAATAAAACTGCGTGAATATCCGGCGGTTTTCAGTTTTGATGCCAAATCATCGCTGGATGCAGTCTGCAGGCATTTATCATCGCTTGTCGTAATCGCCAGAATACGGCTTACAGAAGAGGATTCGATCACCGCAGCCACTTTCAGCCAGTCTGCATCCGGAATATCTTCATCGTCTGCAATCCCCAGCCCATACCATGAAGTATAATCGAGCATGGCATTCACAGCCTGCTCCAGCGTCTCAGGCGTGGCCTGTTCGCTGTCTCCCTTCGTTTTCACCCAACGACCAACAAAAACCTCCTGAGGTTTCGGTGATTGTGAGAAAAACACCTGCGCAGCTTTATATTCTGGTGATTCCACGCCAAAATCTTTTCCAATATCTTCCGCGGCAGAATAACGACGAATGCGCTCACTTACCGGAATGATTGTGGACGGGCCGAGAATGAGTAATGCACCAAAATTTCGCCCTGATGCTGCACGCGGCGACATGATCACATCAACATTAACAACGTTTGATACAGGCAAGCCCTGTGCCATAGCTTAATCTCCGAAAAAGATAACTGGTGCTTCCACCAGCGATTTAATACCGTACTCGCGCACAACCTTCCGGCGCAGGCGCACCGTCATATCGTAGCGGCGGACCCATTGCTGATTAATAAGTTCAGGGAAGGGAGTCAGACCTGTGTAATCGCCAAGAGACAGCCCCAGCGCATTCAGTGCTGCATTGTTCTGCGGTACAGATATACCGTCACGAAACCGGGACGCATACACCATCCCCGCCGGTCCATAAAACGAAGCCATACACTCAATCGTTTCATGCCGCCAGAGCTGAGAGCCATCATCGGTCTGTCTGGTGAATGCCGGACTGTCATCACCTGACCATCCGATAACCCCAAACGCACACCAGTTCGTTTCAGCCGGTAGCAGTGGCGGCTGCTCTTTCTGCCAGCGCGGACGAACCATCCCGGCAGACAGACCGGAAACGTTACGCATCCACTGGCTTAACAGCCTGTCGAGCGCTTCGTCATAATCCGGATCGCCACTGGTTGGTATCAGCCATCCGCGCTCTGTGCTGGTGTTATTGCTCAACCGGAATTCCCCCATCAAACGGCAGCAACTCACAATGCGCCTGAACGAATCCGGCACCATAAGCTGTATACGGGTCGACGAAGGTCACACGGTAATCACGGCCCTGATACGTCACGATATCGGCATCACGGCCAGTCTGTCCCTGCGTCAGTCGCTCAGTCGTCACAATCAGAATTGCACCACTGATTACCTGCCCTGCCTGCATACGGCGGTTTTCCAGAGAGCGATCAACAGTTACGACTCCGGCAAACTGCTTTTTAACTTCACTGTTGCTGCCGATCCCGTCCTCATCCACCGTTTGCACTCGGCGTGTTACCCACAAATTGAAGTCGCAAAAATCGGGGTCAAAAAGCACATCTGTTACATCAAGAGTCGGCATCTTTATCCCTCACAACATGGGTAATGGCTCTGCGATATTGCCCGGTGTCAATTAATGGTTTCGCCAGATCGGTTCCCGGAGATTCGCCAGCAGCACGCCGGGCAAGTTCCAGTGTTGCCCCCTTGCGCCCCCGACGAGCCCGGGCTTCAACAGTACTGTCAGCAAGCGGCGTAAAGCCGGTAATGGTCATGTAACGCCTTACGCCATTAGCGGCCAGCGTTCCGGCACGGTTGAGTGCGCGTTCTGCTCCCGCAGCATTACCATCAAGAGCAGCCTGCGCCGCGGTTTTGAGCTGCGGCACCGTCTGCTCTTCTGCCGATTTTACGCCGGGGACCAGGTGAGGTCGTGGCGGGATGTTCTGCTCTGGTGAGCCGTATTCGTTGAGGTAACCGATGCCCGCATTACCAAACGGAACATCATCCCGCTCGTTGTCTTCCGAAGGGATGCCGACCAGCACATCTTTTTTGGTTAACGACCTGAGCGCATCCAGAATGGCCTTAGCGTTATCCACCCTCGTTGTTACACCGCTTTTGAAACTCATAGCTGGCGACCGCCTGCACCGAACATCGTGATCAACTGATAAAATTCAGCGCCATATCGGGTGTTATTCCAGAAACCTGCATCAGGATTCAGCGTCGCACTGGTGTCATAACTGACGCTTACCTTATCCACGGACTTTGAGGACTGAACACCATTGGTTGAACCGCCCGGACCACCAGCCAGCATCGCCCTGCTGTCAGCCGCCCAGAGCGTCATGTAGTGCGCAACGAACAACCCGGCAAAGTACGGAAACAACTTTTTGCCGGTGACGTTTTCGCTCAGCAGTTCATCGGCCAGATTCAGACGAAACTGGATTTGCGCTTCGGGATATTTGGCAGGGTCAGCAAACTGCGGGAAGTCGCGGCGAAAATCACTTACCGCTGGCAGACTTTGATTCTTTGGCATTTTTTACCTCGTTACGCGCGTCTGTGGCTTTGCCAACGGATACTTCCGCGTGCGCACGAGTGAACCAGTGCGTGGCAACGTCTTCCTCCACAGCATGACGGCCTTTAACAAACTCGCGCCGTGAACCGTCGGGAAGCGTGAGCACAAACGGGGTATGTACGTGTATTACTGCATTATTTTTTGCCATCGGGTCATCCTTAATGGCCCCCGCCAGGGGGCCATGTGGCTGTTAAATGCCATCAACGTACGAAATGGTTTCTTTGTACACTGGCTCAACCGCACCCAGCTTGCCGTAGTAAGTGACGATCTGATACAGACCGCGATACTGCACCGGCACGCTCTGAAGCGGAACCAGCGGGTAGCGGACGTATTTTTTATCGTTGGTATACGCAACCATGCGATCCTTTTTCCCCACACCACGGCCTTTCAGCCATTTAACCGCGCGGATATTCAGCGGAACACCGTTCTGGTGATAGCTGATGGTGTTGGTCTGAAGATACGTCAACAGGGACTGGTTACCCGCAGATGAAACGATGATGCTGGACAACAGAGCAAACTGCTCAGGCGGGATCAGCAAATCACGCGGAACCACAGAGTAACCGGAAGCGGCCCACGCATCAGACAGCACCTGGTTAATGCTTGCGCGGATTTCGTCCGGTGTTGAGGTTGCCCACGTTTTAGCAGCGTTGTTGACAGGCACGCCGTCCAGGGTAACAAGGCCTTTCAGGTTTAATGCAGAATCGCCAACATATACCTGTTCATCGTTATCCATCTGCCATTTCAGTTGCATACCGTCATACTTCTGCGTATCAATCGGGCGGCCGACCTGCTGAGCAGCCTGCAATTCTATGACCGTCCAGCCAAGTTCCATCCCCCACAGGTTCAGCGGGTTACCGGATTTGCCGATATCCACGTTCACGCCAGCAATAGCGGTTGAGTCTTTGCCTACCCAGTTTTTGCCATTCGGATTTGCACCAGTACCCGCAGCGGCGAAGCTGGTATTCGTCCAGCTGGAAATGTCATCTGCGATAGAGACATCTTCACGCAACTGAATATCGCGGGTCCAGGTGTACCCCACCAGTGGCAGGTTCAGCGTCTGGTCGAGTCGCTCCAGCTCCCCGATGAGAAAGGCACCAGAGCTGTCAACGGTTGCCTGATCAAAAGTAATCATTCGTCTGTTCCTTAAATCTTCCAGGAAATTTCTGCATTGCCGTCAGCATCACCGGCACCTGTGAATTCAGCGTTGGTCAGCACCACATTTTTGCCACTGACTGACGTGGACATGAATCCACCCAGCGGCACTTTGATGGATTCATCAGTGGAGACGACAACGTATACCGGGTCGCCTTTTTTGATGGTGCTGGCATCAAAATCAGAACCGAGATTAACAGTCACGTAGCCACGCTTCATGGCGTCGCCCGGGAAGTTCTTGCCTGTTCCCACCTGGCGAACCATGTCCGGCTGCGACGTGGTCGGATAAGGGCGCACGTAGATCCCCTTCACCTTGTCTGCGGTATCACCATCTGCCAGCGGCACGAAAAAACCGTCATCATCGTATTTACCAGCCAGGCCATAGGCAGCGAAGGCGTTATCGGATTTAAGGACCACCGGTTCGACGGTTAAGTCCTGCGGGCGAGAGACAGCCCCGGCAATGCCAACAGGCATCCGGTACAGAAATACATTATTCATTTTTTACCCTTTACGGTTTGCCCAGAATTCAGCGTTTTGTTTGTTCAGGGAAGCGATACTGGTCATGCCCATGTTTAGGCGCTGTGCATCGCCGGTGGTGGCGCGGGTGTTTCGCCCTTTGGCAATCTCAGACACGGCATTAAACGCCATGTCGACCGATTGTTTCGGCAATTTGCGGATATCCGCATCACCGACGATCTGGCGAACCAGCGTTTTATCTGCGGAAGCCAGAACCTCGCGTTTGAACTCGGTCGGTTTCATCTTACGGCTCAGATCGATACCCGGAACGATAACTTCGGCACGCCAGGCTGAGTCACCAGTAATCGTGGTTTCCTCTTCATCGTCCTCGCCGTCACCGGTCGGATTATCGTCAGGCTTATTGTCGTTATCGCCCGTGGCATTTCCTTCCAGCTTAGCCAGCAGGGCTTTCAGTAATGTTTTGAGGTCATCATCACTGTCGCCGGTTGGACCTCCGCCCATCTCTGGTGCTTTGTCCGGTAGCGGTTGCTGCGGGGACAGGTTGATGTTGAGATTAACGCCCTGCGGCAAATCCCCCTCATCTCCTGTAACCGATGCGGGAGCCGACTCCACCAGTTCGTTCATGGTGTCAGCGTCCCCCGTTTTGATGGCCGTGCGCATGCGGGTCCACCAGCTTTTCTTTTGATTTGCCATTGTGTCTCTGTCTCCAATTGCACAACGATTTCCGGCTCTGCCTTTAGGGACAAGAGCCACATGGTTTCCGGTAATATCGACCTGCTCGGCTTTACCTGGCTCGGTCTGCTCATACTCCGCGTCATAGCCGCACGACACTTCGCGCAGGCCATCTTCGATAAGCTGAATGGCGTTTTCGTCTTTGACGATAAGGTCAGCCAGCATCAAATCAGACTGCTCACCCGTCCCGCGCCGGACATTCTGGAGGTGCCCGACAGCAAGCTCTTTCCAGTTCTCGGGATTTACCAGCCGCACATTCCCGTTTTCATCTTCAGGATGCAGGATCGTGATGCTCATCCCTTCGAATGAGGCAAGCGTGGCCGGATGGAATACCTGCTCAGGAGAACGCGTGACGACTATTTCACCGAACTTATCGGGTTTCAGTTTTGGCAGGTCATCAGCACCATAGAGCTGCTTACCTGTTCGTCCTATCGGCACGTCTTTGCACAGCAACGAGCCGTCAGCCAGCTGATAGCGGGTTTCCCCCAGCCGGGTATTGAAAAAATATTTCATGTGTTACCTGCGATTCAGGCGGGGTAAGAATGGGAGGTGGGAAAAACGATTTCTTTATAACAGCGACAATTCGGGAACTCGCCAGCGTGACCTGTCATGCCGTCAAGCGTTGGAGGTTTGCCCCATTCGACAAATTTACCTTCCATTTCCCGATGAGAATGCCTGACGTCACCATCTTCGGCTGTACGCCAGATATAACCATTCGAACCAATTGCCAGCGCACGCGCCTGATCCAGCGCGCCGGTTGCACGTCCAAGTTCAGTACGGGCAATCAGGTCAGCTCTGGACTTTGCTATATCACCCGATGCTGCTATTTCTTTAGCAAAATGTTCCGCTCTCCCACCGGTCACAACAGCTTCAATCGCCCGATTCTGGATGTCGTACACCCTGTCAGCCGCCTCGAGGGGTAGCGATTTAATGTACTTAACCTGTTCAGCAACGATGGATTTCATCACCTGCCCTGGCGGGGCACTGTTTACCAGATTGCGTAGCTCACGGCTGATGGTTTTGCTGTGTTTACGCCACTGCTCATCATTCTTGCGCACAATATCGGCGGTAAAGTTTTCCGCGACCTTTGTCGCCCAGGGGGTGATGATTTCACTGTAGCGTTCCAGCGCCTCAATAATTTCCGTGATACTGTCATTTGAACCATCGTAGCGACCATTTACGATGTCTCCGACCGCCCGCGCTATCCTGCGTAGGCTGGTTCGATAGCGGATTTCCGCCTGACGGTTCCTGCGGTTCGTCATCAGGTTCGCCGATGCCGGGCGGCGCTTCGTCTTCGGCATTCTCTATGTCCTCGTCGGTAATGGATGCCCCGATGCCGGTTACGTCAGAATTTTCGCGCAAATCGGTCATAGCGGCTTTCAGTGTCATCAGACCATCACCCAGCGCCGTACTGATTGCGTTGGTGGTGTTTAACGCCACCGTTGAGCGATCGACATCAGACATTTGCCAGAGCGGGTTAAACTCAAACGTGAAATCATCCGGGAGCGGCTTGCCAAGTTCCGAACGATGCATGATGTCCAGTATCCGCCGCACCGGAAGACGTAAACGCCTCTCCTGCAACGAGCTTACCCGGTCGTAATAGTTGGCAAGGTCTGCATCGCCGGTAGAAAATCCCTTCGGGGACTGTCCGAACAACCGCACCAGTGGGATACCAACAGCGCCACTAATCTGTTCTGCAAACTGTGAAAGGATGTCATCCAGACCACTGAAGCTGTACTGATGGGTTTCAAACTTATCCCGCGAGTCCATGAGAGTCATGCCTTCATTGCTCTGGAACTGTCGAATCAGGTCAATATTCTTCAGCAACGCTTCATACGCAGGACCACCAAGTGCGATAAGCTCGCGTAGCTTCTCCACGCTGTAGGTACGCAAATGCGCTTTGTAGACCAGCTGCGCCGCGCCGACAGTAGCGCTGTCGAACGCGGTAAGACGATCCCAGATACGCTCTACAACCGACATTCCCCATTCGTTCTCGGTCATCTTCTGCTGAAATGGCAGCGTGACGCCATCAAAGCGAATCAGGCGACTGTGATGAATGCGCCAGGCAGGAATTCCCGTTGCTGTGGTCACCACATCGTAAAACTCAGGTTTACCCAGGTCCGGCCCCATATCTTTAATGCGGCGGGTCAGTACCGGGTCGATCATCCAGCGGTCGAGCGGGAGAATCCCCTTAAACTTGCCCTTACCGATGGTTTCGGGTCGCAGCGGGGTCATTGGTGCCTGCCCCTCAATCATGATGAAACCCACCGCGCCGCCGTAGAGGCGCGACCATTTCAGCACGTCATTCAGCGCATCCCAGATTTGCAACTCATCCAGTTGTGATTCGAGAATGCCACGATCTTTTGCATCAATTTCCGAAGTGATGCGAATGCCTTTGCGGGTCATATCATCCGGGATAGCATCGACTGCTTCGCCGATGATCCAGGATGAACGATAGGACCATTCCACCAGCATGCGGTTACGACTGGTGAAATTAGCCCGGTAGGTGGATGCTGAGTGCTGGTTAGGTGTCTGCATCCCTACGCGGGCAATAAAATTCTCATAACCATCAGCTGTGGCCTGCGCAGTTCGCCGCAGGGCTTGTTTGTTTCGTGCCATCAGGCCTGTCTCCCTAGCAACTCCCAGATGTTCAGGGCTGAATTCATTGGGGCATAGTTGATCATCACCGAGTCGGCAAGATTTGGCGACCGGGTCCCATCAGGCTGTTTATCAATAACGATTTTTCCCACACCATTAATGGAATAGGTCGGCTGCGAAAGCTCGATGATGAGTTTATCTTTGAGCGCCATGCTACTGCTGATTGAGATGATTTCGTCCGGGCTGTAAGCCATACCTTCAACCACGGCGCGCCAGGTATTCTGAAAAAGTTTACGTAACCGCCACCAGCTCTGGGCTTTGGCGTTAGCGAAGAAGTCCTTGTTCAGACGTGCGGCTTGCCCGTTGTCCCCGCGAACAGCTTCATCATCCGGATCAAATACCGCGCCACTACCTCGAAACGGTGTGGCGAGTATTGACGGTCGACGCGCAGCGTTACGCAGTTCGTTGATAGCGCGTGCATCGCCGCGAACGCCAGCGCCCAGCCCGTCCTCGTCAAAGCGAAACTCTTCGAGGTTGTCCTGTTCGCAAAAGCCGAAAACCTTCTCGACGGACTGATAAATGTCGCTGCCCACACCGGACCATTCCCGCACATTTTCCAGGAGGAAGCCATGACGGGTGGAAAAGGCATTTTTGTCCCTGCCTTCGTCGGCGACATCCATCGCGCCAAGTCGTTTGCCTGTTGGCTGGATACCCAGTTTGATATGCGCATCAACGGCAGCCTGTACCCATTCGGATGGAATCAGGACGCCTTCCGCTGATGCGCTGTAGTTCAGATCAAGTTCCTGTGCCACCACCACCGGATTATCGATTTTCTCGCATTCCCTGCGATACCACTCTTCATCCTTGCGAGGATCATCCCGCCAGTGGAATGTGAATACCGGTATTTTCCCGCCATGACGCTTCTGAGCGAACGGGTTAGCCATGCCGTTAACTGAACTCAGGTCGATACGGCAACGCGTCGTTTGTGACAACGCCGCATCAATCAGCAGAGGACGCTGAAGGAATGCAGCCTCATCAACCAGATAAAGCGTGGTACGGTCACCACGACCAATATTATCGCCAGCCTCGCCTTTGATAACGGCACCAGTTTCAGGAAACTCAACACGCATATATGGTGCGTGCTTCTTCTCGCTCCACGAACCGCGAAACTCTACAGGTAGTGTTTCCACGAACTTGCGCGCCTTCCAGAACAATGCTTTCGGGTCACCGGTGCTGTCGACGTATTCCTCTTTACGGGAGCCGAAACCGATAACCATTTCTTTGTTGAAGAGACAAAGCGAACATGCCAGTCCGATCGCGGTCCAACTGAGCCCCATTTCACGGGATTTTTCGGTAATACCATTCTCCCGATTGCCCCAGCGTTCCATAATCCAGTGGATCCACTCCTCCTGCTTAGGGAAGAGTAAAAACGGAATGGTCACCGGCAGGCCATAATCAATATTACGCGGGTCCGTTGTCATGCCCCAGTCGATGATGAACTGAGCCGGATTGGTTCGGTAAAACTGCTTCAATACGGGCAATATTTCAGGATTCTGGCGAATGCGCTGTAGGCGTTCCATCCGCCATTCAAAAACCATCTGGTAATCAGGATGTTTAAAATCGAAGGGGAATGGTAACGGCATACTTAGCCCATCATTTTTCTATACGCCTCTGCAGCCTGCTCCGGCGTTAAGTTGGTAATTTCTGTTCTGACTGGTCCTCCATCAGCGCCAGTCACTTCATTTTTGACGTTGTCTTTAAACGCCTGAACAGAAACATGACGCCCAAGCAACTCAAGGTTTTTAACCTTATCAGGCCACTTAATCTTTTTAAGGATCCCGACCATTTCTCTGTCATCTCCTCGCCCCTCAAACATTTCAGCGAGGTTAAATCCACTCAGGTACCGACGCCACGATTCCGGCCACGCAGACAGAGGCTTAATACTTAAATCGTCCTCCAGGATGTCAGCCACATCGAGCCTGTCGATCTCAACCAGTCGCATCAGCACATAATTCGCATCAATGCCCAGTTGATCAATACGCTCCTGCTTTAGCTCGTTAATACGGGCGCGTATCTCAGGTTTACCGTATAGTTCAGCCCCCGTAACATGTGCTCGCCTGGAGACGTAGCCTGCGCGAATAGCTGCTTGTGTAGCATTCAGATCGACAAGAAACTCGCGACAAAACACCTCGTGTTTTGCTTTCAGCTTCTTAGTCATTTTATTTTCCAGTTATCAGGTCATTATCGAAGCCCCTCCTGGAAGAGCTTCTGTAATGCTATTACCGGGACTGTTCTACTTGTCGGACACCAGCCAACTGGTTATTCGCCTTCTCGATGGCTGCCAACAGTGGGTTAATCCACAGAACAGCCTGGCAATATGTCAACGTTCTGGTGGTAGTGGCACGATCACTGGCTGAGTCAATGTCCCCGGAATCGGCGTGCAATGCGCTGGCGCGTAAACGGTTCGCGTAGTTGAGCAACCCGACAGCAATATCAGCAGGAACAGGGAAATCACAGTTCTTTTCACGGAGCAGAACCTCACGGTATTTGATGACTGTCTTCTCGTGATCGATGTCGACCAGAGAATTTAATCGGCTTGCGTTTTCTGCTATCTGGTTAAAACGATTGAAGTTTAATGCCTGATTAGCTATCACTTTCCCTTGATATTCAGCTTCACCTTCCGCTTTATCAGCCCGCAACTTTTCTGCCTGATACTTGCTGTGGTAATGGTTTGCAGACCAGACGAGCGCCCCAAAGGCAGAGAAGAAAAGTGCCGCGATGACAATCTTATAAGTCAGCTTCATTTACCACCCCACCAGCATCTTTAAACCTGGAAATCAGGTCACCGATTTTATGTTCATACTGACCGTAACCTGCACCAGGTAACGACGCCCAGATATTGCTGCAACGGTCGATTGCCTGACGAATATCGCCACAGTCAATCATCGGTAAAGCGCCACGCTCTTTAATCTGCTGCAGCGCCACAGCGTCCTGACTTTCTGGCGAAAAATCTTTCAGGCCAAGCTGCTTACGGTAGGCATCCCACCAGCGTGAAAGAAGCTGATACCGTCCTGCGGCTGTTGATTTAAGCTTCGGGTTTAGCGTGACAAGTTTGCGAGGGTGATCGGAGTAATCAGTGAACAACTCACCTCCGACGATAACGTCATAACCGTGATTACGTGTCGGTTGTCGCCCGTTATCCGTTCCTTCTGACCATGCCACCATATCCAGGAAAGCTTTACGTTGGGAATTTAGTGTCTGCATGAATTACTCCTTAGAGCCACCAAACTTGTTACCGATTACTCGCATTGCAGCCCCACGAATAGCATCCACACCGATCAGCCCAACACCACCACCAATGGCAACAGAAAGCGATTTAGGCCATCCAACATACTCAAGAGCGGATGCAAAGGTCAGCGTCAGAGCACCACAGAGCAAAATCTCAAGCGTTTTTCGTTTCCAGCCGCCGCCACCGCCAAAATAGGCAATGCGCAAGCCAGCCATAACAATTGACATAACCACTGCGCCCAACGGCGTATCTCCACGCCACCAACTTTGTAAGAGTTCCAGTAAGTCAGGCCAGGAATGAGGAGCATTGTGCATTTTCATACTTCCCACCTCCGCCATTACGGGGTGTTGTTGAAAGGCGGGCCCTGCGTATACGCCCGTAGGATTGGGGTATGAACCGTCCTTCGGTGGGCCCTGAATACAAAAAAAGTTCGCCATAGCGAACCTTGTTAAATTTGTTAAAAAAGGATGTTATTTAACATAATGTACGTTATAGGAACCACACGATCACCGCTCGCAATAGATTTGCGATGAAAGGCCTATTTAATCAACTTAAGTGGTCCAGAATAGCAAAATTCGAGTGAATAAAAGGTGCATAAAAAAGGGCAAAAACTGCATAGCGTTTTTTCGCGACGAAAACCCTGTTTTATTAACTTTTACTGAGAATAGAGCATTAAAAAAGGCCCCCTTGCGGGAGCCTCTTCGTGATGAACTGTTTTCAACAGATATCAGGCTAATCGGCTTTTTGGAATTCCACAACTATTTTTTATCTTACCTTGATGCCTGATGCCGTCAGATGTTTACGACAGTCCTGAATACCTTCGTTATAACCCGCATCGTAGAAGCTATCCGGCTTTGCCTTCAGCGCAGGAAGCGTAACGCTGGTAGCTTTTCGTTCGGCCAGAACACCTGCCTGAAAGAGTGTCCACATCAACTGAACTGCTGAATCACAGTAAGTAACATCTTCACTGTACAATTCTCGTTCAACCCTGATGCCAAGTTGAGCCTTCATTGATGCGCCAATATTACCTTTGACCTGCAACGACAGGTCTGGGTACCTCTGTTCCATGAAGCTTTCAAATCTGTTGCGAACGCTGATCAGAGCCATCTGGTTCCCTTACGTGATTGATTGCTGGATATTATGCCGCCGAGCAGCTCCTACGCAACGTCCTGATAACCTGAGGCTTTGACTGAACCGACTGATCCATTTCGAGCACCACATCCAGCATGGCTAAGCAACCGTCAATAAATCCCTCTGCCGCCTGAAGCCTCTTCAGAACGTGGGTGTGAGATACGCCGAGCTTCTCACCCATCGTCCGCACGGGCATGGCCTGGACGTAATGCCACTCAAGGAGCGTGCACAGATACGGATCTTTTTTCTTCAGGCAGCTCATAGCGGAGTTGATGATAAGACCGTCATTGTCACTGCATTTCAGCCTTCCAGACTGCGTCGCGGGTAGCAGATTCTTAAACCCGGCTGCAACAGGAGGAAAGTAGACGCTACCACCTTCACTCGCTGCCCAGCCACCCCAGCGCTCTAAAACCTGTTGAATATTACGCATAGCTCTGACCTCTACGTTTTGCTACGAAAAAATTTTCTGAGAACTACGTCTGTTTATCCGTGGGTGTGGATAACGCAGTTCCGATTCGCATATTGCATGTATCAAAATGCAAAAAGTTGCTAATTCGGAGTGGAACCACCTGCCCCCACCTGGAACCACCTTTTCCTAACCTTTCCCTCAATCGACTTATATATATATATGGGGTTTCTAGTAGAAAGGCGGTTCCAGTGGTTCCAGTAGTTCCGACCCGCTTGTCACAAGGCCTGCAAGGTGGAACCACCTTCTCTTTTAGGTGGTTCCAGCGGTTCCCAAACCTTGCATTTTTTCCCCCCAATTCGCCTTTGGGCACGCTTATACCCGCAATTTTGCAAAACATTACTAATTCGCATTTCTTCGCGTTTTCCGATGCGGTCAGGATTTAGCCCAATCGCATCACGCAAAACATCACTTGCGCGTAAAAATTCGCAATTTCGCGGAAGTTCATTAGTCATCAGGTCTGGCGTGTCGAGCCATTTCTCTACCGTTTCAAGCCAAGCATCCTTGATGGTGTACTGTTCATGGACACTCGCTGCCAGTTGTTCAGCCTCACGGAACTGGATACCCCCCAGACGCTGAAACACCTCACGAGCCTCAGCCCAAAGTAAAAGGAGATCTCTTTTTATCGCTTTCACGTCGACTTTCGACACTTCCACGGGGAGCCAGCGACGGTTACCAGTCTTGTCCGCAAGGAATTCGTCCTCATTGGTGGTACCAACGAACACCAGGCGACGAGGAAACTGGGTGGCGAACTCCCGGTATTTCGGGATCCAGTTTTCGTGAGTACGCGTCACAAACGCTTTGATTGACTCCAGCTCTTTGGTATTAAGTCCGCGCAGTTCACCAATCTCTGCCACCAGCCGACCACGCATTTTTCGAGCGAGATCATCGTCTTTTTCGGCAAAAGAGATTTCAGTAAAAAACGCAGGATCAGGGCTCAGTGCCTCCACTCCGGAAGACTTACCGCAGCCCTGCGGACCAACGAGGATCGGCACCATATCCGCTTTGATGCCTGGCTCCAGTACTCGCCCCGCCAACGCGGTCCACATGTACATAGACACCGCACGGGTATAAGGCGTGTCGGCGGTACCGAAGTGCGTATGGTAGAAACATTCGATGCGCGGCACCCCATCCCACTCCAGTCCGTTCAGCCAGGTGATCGCTGAATCGAATGGTTGTTCATCGGCTGCAAGTAACACCACATCGCGAATAAGTTCACGGCCAACAGGTTTAAATCCCCGCTTTTCCATCGTGATGCGCAGGCGCGCATAATCCGCATCGGTGAATGCCCGCCATTGTCCGGATCCTGCCGGGGCAAACATGATTTCGTCGCGGAACAGGTCAAAGCGAATATCGATGTCCACAAAATCAGGGCGTACTACTGCTTTGGCTGCGTTGCTGATGGTTGCCTCGATACGCCCCCATTTATCACGCTCGAAAGCAGGCAGCGGTAAAGGTTCCGCCACTTCGGTGCTGGTCAGATCTTCGAAATCGTCGTTGCGGATCCCGATGGCATTCAGGAAATCTCCGTCATCACGATGCGCACAACTGGCATGCAGGCATTTAAAATGCCCCTGCTCAAAGCCCGCAGTTCCCGCAGGAAAATAAACTGTACTTGTTGGATCGCCCCCGCTACTGTGGCCGTCTTCAAACGGACAGCGGATATATCGTTCACCGTTTGCGCCATCCAGCAGCGTCCAGCCATTGGCATCAAGATATTCAGCTGTATCATCCGTCGCGCCGGGCGTGAATGCTGATCGGTCGCGCATCTTCGTGTTGCCCGCTTCGGTGGTTACCGACACAGGGAGTTGTTCAGCCAGGCGCTGCCACAGCGTTTCAAGCTGCTCACCAGTAATAGCCGGAGGTTCATCCGGCAAACCGCCGTCCCATTCAATACGCGCGCCGCTGCTGTGCGTACCGCAGGCAACGAACTGCTGCCCGTTCGCCAGCAACTCGATAACGCCCATATCCCCCGCCAGGCGATGGATACGCTTACGGAAATCACCATCAACGGCCAGCAGATACAGACACTTATTACTGTTTGCTCGCCAGCGTCGCGGCGGCAACTCCCCCAGAAGTTGCACAAGCGTTTTGCGAATATCCGCCTGAATGTCTTCATCTTCGCTATCGCAGTCCAGCGCCAGCCAGCCATGGCCTGTACGCACGCAGATGCCATAATCCGGTTCATTCGACCAGCGGGCAAAATCATGCTCAGTAACAACATGCCCGGTCCATTGAGCAATACCGGTGACCTGGCGGTCCCGGTTATAGCGACTCGGCGTTTTACCCAACGCTTTCAGTTTACTATCAGGGGATATGGTCGCACCGGGGTTACATACAACTGGCAGAAGATGATCAGTTCTCCCCAATACCAGGTCGAAATGAAACCACTCATCAGGCGTAGCTCCCCATGGTTTGCTATCGGACATGGGTTAAGCCTTTTTGTTTGACTACATTTTTTTGCTCCAAAATCTTTTCAAGTTGAAGAGCTCTTAACTCTGGGATTTCCTCCCCCCATTGAGATACGGCTCCTTTGGAAACCTTCAATAGTCTCGCTAGTTTCGCTTTACTTCCTGCAAGCTCAATTGCTTCTGCTTTTTTCATAACCGTTACCCAGGAAATATATGGTTATATGAGGTTAAGAAAACTAAACCAACAAGTCAAGAAAGCGATACCCTGATTAAGTTAAGCTAACTAAACTATATGAGGGTAAAACCATGATTAATGATCGTATTCGCGAGGCTCGTCGCAATGTCCACCTAACGCAGGATGCGCTTGCTAAACGTATTGGTCTAACTAAAGCCACGATTTCACAATGGGAATCCGGAAACACCACACCTAACGGGAAAAATCTTATAAATCTGGCCGAAGCATTGAACGTTTCTCCAGAGTGGCTACTTTCAGGCAAAACAAGCGATACCAAAGAAATACATTCTAATGCACAAGTTGAGGGAGGGTTTTCTGTATGGGACTCATCAACGCCATTAGAGGATGATGAAGTGGAAATACCGTTCTATCAGGAAATTGAGCTATCTGCCGGTAATGGTACTTATGTTGATATAGATCGAATGGGATGTAAGTTAAGATTCGCCCGTTCAACGTTGCGCAAAGCAGGTGTTGACGTAAATTGTGCGGCTTGTGTCAGTATCCACGGCAACAGCATGGAACCGGTATTACCGGATGGCGCTGTCGTCGGCATAGATACATCAAAAACAGGTGTAAAAGATGGTCAAATGTACGCTATAGACCAAGACGGATTACTTCGTGTCAAACTATTGTACCGTCTCCCAAGCGGACTCCGGATACGCTCTTTCAATAGGGATGAATACGCAGACGAAGAGTATTTTAATCAAGAGGCTAATAAAATCAGGATTATAGGCCAAGTATTTTGGTACTCCGTTCTGCTCTGAGCGTAAATTCACTCTATACCACATGCCCGCTTCCTAAGCGGGCTTTTCTTTACCTATCCGAAAAAGTTCACTTTTCTTAACCATAACACTTGACTTTGTGAGTTTAGAAGTCTTAACTATACACGTGAAGTTAAGATGTCTATACACAGATATTTTAACCACAAGTCGAACGGCGCGACTCTAAACCATGCGTCGGGACCGTGGCGGGACAGGATGTCGGCAATACGGGTCAGTAAGTTCCCTTTGGGGTGCGGCGAAGCACTGGGTCGAAGCCGCCGAACCACCAAAGTGAACTGAATGAGGAAACGGCGTGAAAACGTATAAACCGCTCAAAAGTGAATGCCCTGCTTGCCAAACACAGCTTCAGACACCAAAGCCAAAACGATACCAAATCAACGAATGTTATGAGCACTGCCCTGGATGTGGTGCTTTCCTGCATACCATTGCAACGCACTGGCGTGTCCGCTTCAACCTTGTGGTACCACGTACGCACAATACCAACTGAATCATCCATGTAATTGCTGTGTGTAGTCTTTGCCCGCCTCACGTGACGGGCTTTTTTATGTCTGAAAGCACACTCGCAACAGCGTGCTCCCCGATATGAAAAAAGGAATACAACCGATGAAACCTGAATACCTCCATCGACTGACGGGGCGCGATGTTCTCCGTTATCGCCGTAAAAACTTCGATTTGATGACCGGTCTGGCCGTTGCCACTGCGCTCGGTCTGATCATCACTTTCATTCTCCTTGTAGCGAGGACCACAGTATGAGTTTAGAAACCAGTCTCGAACTTAATAATCAACTTCTGGCACAACATAATGCGCTGCTTGAACGTCTTATCCGCACAATGGCATCAGGTATTGTTATGCATCCTGACACGATTTCACGAGTGCAGGAATGTCGGGATACAGCAACTGAAACTGAAAATATGTCAGCGGCAATGACACTGGATGATCTGGAGTTCAGCGACGTTATCGCACTGGCTGGTTTCTACCCGGTAGCCACCCCTATCACAGAAGACATGCTGCAACGTGCTGTTGCCTACCGTGATGCTGAAGGCGATAAACGAGTAGTTCAGATTGATGCTCTCGACAGCGCATTGCAGGGCGTCAAACGAGCCAGGGCGCTGCTTAAACCTGCTCTCCTGGACCTGTCCCGTAACATCCTTAAGTTCTGGGACGACCTGCCAACCATCGGCGAGCGGCGTGCTTTTGCCGAGCAGCTACTTGATGCACCTGCGGATGGGCGTGATGAAGTTAAGCCGAAAAAGGCCAGTAACAAAGATGGAGAACGCACGGGGCCGTTTTACGTCAAAAATGTATCCGGCACAGCAGCCAGTGAACTCCACACCTTACGCAAGTTGAACGAGATGCTGAAAAAAGGCCATATCGAGATCAACCGTGTTGAGTACCTTCAGCTGCAGGAAGAATTTGCACGCAGAGACGCAGCAAATTCCAGCCAGAATAATGACGCCAAAGATGACCATACAATTGATTTCGCGGCACTACGCAAACAAGCTGAAGGGTTGATCCTCCAGTTAGCAAAAGGGGGTTACCGGGCAGAAGCTATTGCAATTCTGGAAAAACAGGGAGCCAGGAAACTTGGTGAAGTAACGGATGAAAATCTCGCTGAAGTAATCACCCTGGCTGAAAAAGCACTGGAGGGTTAATTATGCCAGACGTTCATGCACGACTTTCCCCGTCATCGGCGCATCGATGGATGCGCTGCCCAGGAAGTCTGGCGCTGGAGGCCACACAACCGGATAAAGAAACAACTTTTGCAATCGAGGGCACTGCAGCGCACGCGCTTGCTGAAAAAGTTCTACGAAACAGGCAAAGCCACCCGGAACACTACGCCGGATGCAATGTTTCTATGTTTCTCGGCTCATACCCCCTTCGCGAAAATCCTGATGATACATCTGGCCCACAGGTGGATGATGAAATGGTCGAAGCCGTTGGCCGGTATGTTGATACGGTCTGGACTCTTGCACAAAATAATGAGCTATTGGTTGAACAACGTGTTGATTTCTCACATATAACGGGGGTGGAAGAATCTTTCGGAACTGCCGACGGCATAATCATCGCTGGTAACGAATTACAAATCCACGACCTGAAATATGGCAAAGGCGTCCGCATTGACGCAGAACAAAATGAGCAACTACAACTGTATGCTCTGGGTGCTCTCGAACAATTCAGCATGCTGTATGACTTTGAGACTGTAAGATTATTTATTCACCAACCAAGGCTCAACCACGTTTCAGAATGGTCTTTAACCGTACAGGAACTTCAGTCTTTCGGTGAACGGGCACTGGAGGCCGCAACCAGTGCGATCCTTGTTCTCAATATTGCTGAATGCGAAGGCATTGAGACACTACCGCTGGAAAACTTCATACCTGGAGAAAAACAGTGCCGCTTCTGTAAAGCAAAAGCTATTTGCACTGCCCAGAAAATGCAGCATTTACAAACAGCGGCCAGCGATTTTGAAGATCTGACAAAGCCTGTCAGCGAAATAATCACCAATGCCAGCGCACGTGTACCTCTGTTAACCATTGAGCAGCTTGCAGAGATCTATAGCCAGGCCGACTTTATTGAATCCTGGCTAAAGGCAGTACGGGACCGGGTTCACAATGAACTCAATGCCGGACATCCGGTACCGGGGTTTAAACTGGTAACAGGAAAACAAGGTAACCGGGCCTGGAGTGACGAAGAGGCAGCTCGCGCACTTCTGAAGGACCAGTTCAGGTACAAAACTGAAGAAGTATTCGACTTTAAACTTATTAGTCCCACAAAAGCCGAAAAACTTATCAAAAAGGCCAGTCCGCGCCGTTGGTCAAAAGTCGAGGCACTGATAACACGAGCTGATGGTAAACCCACCGTCGTTCCCGAGTCAGACCCACGCCCCGCACTCAATATCAACCCTGTAAATGATTTCGACGACGTATCCGACGATACGCTAACCGCAGACCTCATCTGATTTAAGGAAATCCCCATGAAACTGAAGCTGAACAATGTTCGTCTGGCCTTCCCGTCTCTGTTTGAAGCTAAAACTGTAAACGGCGAAGGCGATCCGCGTTTCTCCGCAGTATTTTTAATGTCTCCCAAACACCCACAACTGGAAGAAATCCGTAAAGCTATGAAGCAGGTAGCGAAGGAAAAATGGGGAGAGAAGTGGGAGTCCATTTATAACCAGCTGGAGAAAAAACTCAATCTGTGCCTGCATGATGGTGATGAAAAAGCAGAGTATGAAGGCTTTCCCGGCAATTTCTTCCTGAACGCTGCTAACAAAGCGCGCCCAGCTGTTCTTGATCGCGATCGTTCGCCACTAATTCAGGCTGACGGACGTCCCTATGCAGGGTGCTATGTAAACGCCGTTATCGATATCTGGGCACAGGACAATAATTTCGGTAAACGCATTAATGCCTCACTCGGCGGAGTCCAGTTCCTGCGAGACGGCGATGCATTCGCTGGCGGCGGAGTGGCAAGCGCTGACGATTTCGACGATATCAGCGAAGGTGCTGATGCTGAAGCACTGATTTAACCCTTCTTCATAGACGCCCGGTTACACGCCGGGCGAGATCCAAAAAGCTATTGGAATTTTTACGGCTATTTGTTTTTATAGAGGTATTACGTGTCAACTTTGAGAATCGGTATGGAAATCCAAGAGTTTGTAAATCACTATAAAAACCACCCTGTTCTATTCATTGGAACAGGATTTAGCCTACGGTATCTAGAAAACTCATTTAGCTGGGATGGTCTTCTTTTGAGTGTCGCAATGGAACTAACCGGTAATGCTGAGTTTTACTACGATTTGAAAGCTGAAAGCCTAGAAGGTGACGACTATCGATATGATATCTTAGCTACAAAACTTGAAGATATTTTTAATAAAAAGCTGGCAGAAGATCGTAACGGTAAGTTCAAAGACATCAATGATGTTTTCTATGAGCACATGAAAAAAGGAAAAAAACTAAGTCGATTCAAAATTTATTTAACTTCAATACTTAAAGACCTAAAGATAAAAGAGTCAATGATGGAGGAAATAAACAGCTTAATAAAAACAAGAAAAAACATAGGCTCCATCATTACAACAAACTACGACCAACTCGTAGAGAATATCTTCGAATTTAACCCACTGATTGGTAACAACATTCTTTTAAGTAACCCATACGGTTCAGTTTACAAAATACATGGCTGTGTTAGTGATCCTAACAACATAATTATCACAGGTGAAGACTACGCAAACTTCGACAATAAATATGAGTTAATTCGCGCTCAATTACTCTCAATATTCATACACAACCCTATCATATTTATAGGGTATAGTATTAGCGATAAAAACATTAAGTACTTATTAAAAACCATATTCTCATACGTTGACTTAAATACCGAACTTGCAAAAAGGATAAAAGATAATTTTCTTTTGGTTGAATACGAAAAAGACAGCATGTCAACTGAAATTACGGAGCATGACATAGATATAGAAGGCATGTCTATCATAAGAATAAACAAAATAAAAACAAACAATTACAAAGCTGTATATGATGCCATCTCTGGACTAGTTTTGCCAGTATCCGCAATGGACATAAGAAAGGTTCAAAAAGTTTGGAGTACCATCAAAAGTGGTGGTGAGATAAAGGTTAAAATTACAGAAAATTTAGATGAACTTCGCAATGATGAAATGGTCATTGCTGTTGGTTCAGAAAGAACCGTACAATATGTTTATCAAACAAAATCTGAAATGATACAGAACTATTTTAAAATAGTTGACGAAGCAAACTCTCAGCTTATCGCATTACTGAATAAGCAAACCATAGCTAATAGCGAACACTTTCCAATATACGCTTTTAGTTCTATCTGCCCTGAACTAGAAAATACCGAGACATACAGAAAACGGCAGCTAGATAAAATCATTGGTAACCTTTCTCGAATTAAAACATGTAAGAGTGAGGCTGTGTCTATTGATGAAATACTAAAAGAAACGAAAGAGTATAAAGTTGCTAACACGATTATGTATTGCGTACTAAATGATACTATTTCATTGAAACAACTACGAGATTATTTAACAAAACCAGGGCATAAAATTGATACCCAATACAGGCGACTTTTATGCTTGTATGATTATTTATCATATTAAGCATTCTTAACTTCGGTTATAAAAAGCCGCCATTTTGGCGGCTTTTTATTTATTAAATCCAACGGGTCCTTACTTGATGCAAAAACTTTGGTTAGACCTCGAAACTTTCAGCGAAATCCCAATAAAAAACGGCACCCATGTCTATGCAGAAGGAGTCGAAATCATGTTATTCGCATGGGCAATCGACGAAGACCCCGTCAGCGTACACGATTTAACCACAGACTATAACTTGCCGACACGACTACTGACAGCTCTCAGCGATGAGAGCGTACTAATATATGCACACAACAGCCATTTCGATCGCACCATGTTGCGCCATGCATTGCTGCACACTCCCCAATGTGTTGTTGCAGGTAGTGCCAAACGCTGGCGAGACACAATGGTGCAGGCGCTGGCGCACGGTCTCCCGGGGTCTCTGGGGGAACTCTGCGAAATACTCGGCGTCCCGCAAGACAAAGCGAAGAACAAAGACGGTAAAGCGCTGATCCAGCTGTTCTGTAAGCCACGCCCGAAAAACAGCAAACTGCGCCGTGCCACCAGCAAAACCCACCCGGAAGAATGGCGGCGCTTTGTTGCTTACGCCGGACTGGATATTGAGGCAATGCGCGAAGTCTATAAACGTCTGCCGAAGTGGAATTATCAGGGGACAGAGCTGGCGCTCTGGCATCGTGATCAACAGATCAACGACCGGGGCGTCTGCATGGACATGCAACTCGCGCGCGCTGCGATCGAAGCGGTAGACCAGGAGCAAAAGCGCCTGGCAAAGCGTACACAGGAAATGACTGATGGCGAAGTGCAGGCAGCCACACAACGAGACGCGTTGATTAAGCACATTGTTGAATCCTACGGTGTGGAGCTGCCAGACATGCAACGCAGCACCCTGGAACGTCGTATAGCCGACCCCAATTTACCATCTGCCGTGAAAGAATTACTGGCTATCCGCCTGCAAGCCAGTACTACCAGCACCAGTAAATACAAGGCACTGATGAAAGGCGTAAGCCACGACGGGCGCTTACGCGGTACGCTACAGTTCTGCGGGGCGTCACGTACCGGTCGTTGGGCCGGACGGCTATTCCAGCCCCAGAATCTTCCCCGCCCTTCACTAAAACAGGAACAAATAGACGAAGGCATCGAAGCACTGAAAGCCGGATGTGCAGACCTGCTGTTTGACAATATCATGGAACTAACCAGTTCAGCGTTACGTGGCTGCATTATCGCGCCAACAGGCAAAAAACTGGTGGTAAGTGACTTGTCGAACATTGAAGGCCGTATGTTGGCATGGCTGGCGGGAGAAGAATGGAAACTGAATGCATTCAGAGAGTACGACGCCGGAACGGGTCCGGACTTATATAAACTAGCGTATGCAAAAGTTTTCGATATTGCACCAGATGATGTTGATAAACACATGCGTCAGATCGGTAAAGTCATGGAACTCGGTCTGGGTTATGGAGGTGGTGTATCGGCTTTCATCACTTTTGCTCTGGTTTACGGTCTCGATCTCGACGAGCTGGCGAACGCCGCACTGCCAAACATTCCCCACGATGTTATCCGCGAGGCGAAAAGCTGGTACGACGAATCGGTTAAACGTAAGTCAACCTACGGGCTTTCTGAACGGGTATTTATCGCCTGCGACTCACTTAAACGTCTCTGGCGCAGGGCGCACCCGGCGACCTGCGATTTCTGGTACGAGCTGGAGCGCACTGTCCGCACAGCAATCGCCACACCGCAAAAAACATTGTATTGCGGTTATCTTAAAATCCGCCGCGATGGCGCGTGGCTGCGCATACAGCTACCATCCGGACGCGCTGTATGCTACCCGTCTCCGGTTATCGAACAAGGGAATATCACCTACATGGGTGTTAACTCTTATTCGCGTAAATGGCAACGACTCAAAACCTACGGCGGAAAGCTGGTGGAGAACGTCACCCAGGCGGCCGCCCGCGACGTTCTGGCCGGAAACATGCCGCTTATCGAAGATGCCGGTTACAGCATTGTGCTGACGGTACACGACGAGGTGATCACCGAATCACCTGACACAGAAGATTTCAACGATAAAGCGCTTTCCGCGCTTCTCTCCACTAACCCCGAATGGGCGCCCGATATCCCACTGAACGCTGGCGGTTTTGAGGCGTACCGCTACCGTAAGGATTAACTCCTATGTCATTTAAATACCGGGATAATCCACTTTATTACAGGGCTGCAAGGGAGGCTTTGCGACTTGAACAATCCGGCGAATATGACCGGGCAGCGAAGGTCTGGGCAAAAGCCAACCGCGAATCACATCACGAACTGAATCAGGAATGGAGTGAACGCAGATCTGATTTTTGCCTGATGCAGAATATGCGTGAAAAGCGTAAGGCGGTCGAAGAATGATCGTTTACATTGCCGGGCCGATGAGCGGTTACGAGCAATTTAACCGCCCGGCCTTTCATTACGCAGCAAAGAGGCTAACGGACAAGGGATATGTTGTGCTTAACCCCGCAACTTTACCCGATGGTTTGACACAGGCTCAGTACATGGACATCTGCCTCGCAATGCTTCGCTGTGCCGATACGATTTATATGCTCAAAGAGTGGGAGTACTCTGCCGGCGCACGTGCAGAAAATGCGTTGGCAGAGAAACTGGAATTGAATGTGCTTTTTGAAGAGTGGGATTCAGATGGCCTATGAACGTGAAAACCTAATCGAGAAGCATCTCGTCGACGAAGTGAAAAAGGCTGGTGGGGTCGCCTTTAAGTTCATATCACCTGGTCGCCGCTCGGTACCAGATCGCATTGTTCTGCTACCCGGCGGCCGTCTTGTTTTCGTTGAATGCAAAGCACCCGGCAAAGCACCACGCGCCGACCAGTTGCGCGAGCACAAGCGGCTGCGCGAGCTGGGCTTTACCGTGGTGGTGCTGGATAGCAAAAATCTGGAGGAAATTATTAAATGTTCAGCTTAAAAGTTGCAGAGAATTTTCCAGAATTTAATTTCTTATAAATAACCTCACCCCCAAGACGTTCAACGCGCGTAATCAGTTTGGTCCAGGCATCAGCATAGTTGATAACTTGAGTAGCCTCGACAGCTCCCTGAGTTATTGCGTCAGAAACAGGGAAATAAAAGCCAGTATATAAAGAATCTTTTATGGAGTCCCAATTTTCGAAATTTGGATTATTTGGCGAAATTTCATCAGATGTTATCTCGTATTCAATCGTACCGCCATTCTTGAAGAAGTCATCAATGGTGATTCCGGGTGTAACTTGAATAAACATTTGTTCTATTCCTTTAAGAGTGGAAAAGCATTATGACACAAGCTTTTAAGCCACGCCCCTACCAAGATCTCATTATCAGCCACGAAATCGACATCATGCGCGGCAACATCTGGGCAGGTATGGGAATGGGTAAAACCGTGGCAACGCTCACTGCGCTGGAAGATCTCTTTATGGCAGGGGCAGAAACACGCCCCGCACTGGTCCTCGCACCGCTACGTGTTGCAGCAAACACCTGGCCGGATGAAGCAGTGAAGTGGGGGCATTTACGCAATATCGAGGTGCAGCCAATTGTTGGTAATGCCAAAGCGCGCTCTATGGCGCTGGCGAACAGCAACGCAAGCGTGTTCACAATCAACTACGATAGCCTTGTCTGGCTGGTTGAAGAATTGGGAGAACGATGGCCGTTCGGTACTGTCATTCCAGATGAAAGCACCCGGCTAAAATCCTTCCGGCTGCGAGGTGGTGGTAAGCGCGCGGCGGCGCTTGGCAAAGTGGCGCATAAGTATGTCCGGCGCTGGATAAATCTCACCGGTACGCCAGCACCGAACGGCCTGGTAGATTTGTGGGGACAATCGTGGTTTGTGGACCAGGGGCAACGTCTCGGGCGCACTTACGGCGCGTTTACCTCACGCTGGTTCAACTCAATACAGTTTCCGGGGCAGAGCTGGACCAAACTGGAGCCGTTTGCTCACTCACAGGGTGAAATACAGCGAGCGTTAGCCGATGTGACTCTCTCGCTGGATGCGGCCGACTGGTTCGATATCAAAGACCCCATCCATAACGTAATCCGCGTGGATATGCCGCCGAAGGCCCGTCAGCAGTATCGTGAAATGGAAAAGGAAATGTTCCTCGAGCTGAATGGCGAAGGCATCGAAGCACCGAACGCCGCGGCAAAGACACTGAAGTGTCTGCAAATCGCTAGCGGCGCAGTATACACAGATGACACCGGAAGTTGGTCAGAACTGCATGACACCAAACTACAGGCGCTGGACAGCATACTGACCGAAGCAGCTGGCGCACCTGTGCTGGTTGCTTATCACTGGAAACACGATCTTGAACGCTTGCTTAAAGCATTTCCTCGCGGTCGTCACCTCGACCAGGATCCACAGACACTACGTGACTGGAATTCCGGAAAGATTCCTGTTCTCTTTGCACACCCAGCCAGCGCGGGCCACGGTCTGAACATGCAGGACGGCGGAAACATACTGGTATTTTTCTCACATTGGTGGGACCTGGAGCAGTATCAGCAAATTATTGAACGTATCGGCCCAACCAGACAGATACAGGCCGGACACAATCGTCCGGTATTTATTCACCACATTATTGCTGCCGACACTATGGACGAAATGGTGATGGAGCGGCGCAACTCAAAACGAACAGTGCAGGACATCCTGCTCGATGCCATGAAAAAGAGAGGTATAGCATGAGCGAGAAACCCGACGATTTACTCACCCCGGATGAAGTATGCCAAAAGTTAGGTATTACACAGAAAACGCTATGTGAGTGGAATATTAAGCATCGTCATCGGGCTATCCTGGCACCAATTCGTTTCAGTGCAAAAGTAGTTCGTTATGAGCGCCGAAATGTCGACGCTTTTATTCAAAAATGTCGCAGCCAGTATTAACCTCGCCGCCGTAGCAATGCCACCTGCGCAAGTATGCTCCGCTCGTGAGCCTCGAAAGCTTCGCGCTTCAACGCAATCTCTTCCTGTAAAATCTCATCAGAAAAGTCGTAATGTTCTGCCATCGGGTCATCTGACTTGCTGGAGTGGTGAAGGCAAAGGAGGCTGATTTCCCTTCGGTCTGAGCGGGAATAGCCTCTTTCCTTCATCAAGGCAATAACATTGCTCTTAAGGAATTTACGGCACATCGTATTAAATGCACCGTCTTTCCCTTTAACAGTCCCATCATGTTTTATTCCTTTTACAGCCCCGTCCGGGCTGTATGTTTTCACCAGCTTATCCAGTGATCGTTTTGAAAATGGCTGCATTGGATCACGTGGCTGCAAAAATACATAATCCCTGTTGCACTCAGGAACTGAATCACGCCAGGCTTTCTGCTCGTCGATAATCCGCCGGATCTCAGGCGTTATCGGCAGGCGGAAAGCCTTTTGTGTTTTCATAGCCCCTCGCATGCCGATAACCCCTTCCGGATAAACAATTTCACCAGCCTCCTCGTGAACGTAGTCCCAGCGCAGGTTATGGACATTAATCGGACGAACACCAGTGATGATCATGAAGCGAACAGCATTCTTCTGGTGTACAGAGGTGCAGGCAGCAACATTGAGCCAGAGTCGGGCGATTGATTCAATATCGGTAAAAAGCCGTGTGGGGGTAGGTTTCTGTACGCGGGAGGAAACATAATCATCTGGCAGACTGGCGGCAACATTGCGGCCGTTGCAAAGAGTAGGTGCGCAGAACTTCCAGAACCGACGGAGCTCGGCAAACAACTCCAGGGCGTTATTGTTCGAGCGAGTGGCGATCCACTCGTCCAGCACTTCCACCAGCCGACTGTATGTTACGTCGCTGAACACCTCGCGCTCGCCGAACGTTGATTTAATCCGGTCGATACGCACCCCGTAGGTTGTGAAACTGTCCGGGCTCAGCTTCTGACGGGCTACTTTGGCTTTGAGGTCATCCCGGTACATTTCCAGCGCTGCATGTACGGACTCTGCCCGCAGTCCACCGTCAGCCATACCTAGTGCTTTTTCGCGCGCCAGCTGGATAGCGAGCTCCGGCCACTCGCCGAGCTTTTTACCTTTGAGGCCCATCTTTTTTGGAAACTCGGCGTAAAATGTAACCTTACCGGCTTTGCTGAAATCGATACGGAGATAGTTCTCTTTTTCGTATTTGGAACGGCGAGCCACGCCGGAAGCAGCGAGGATGATTTTGGCGGCAGCAACACAGATTTTCATGTGTGCGCTGGTATAGGGGGGTTTACAGGCGTCCCATTTTTCAGAAGCGGCTAAAACATCGTCATTATTGGGGCTATCCGGATTATGTGTTACAGTGCGCGGCATTCTCAATCCTTATCTGCGTAGGCGCAGAAAACAAGCTCACACATACAAGTCTTTTCTACGGGACAAAATGCAATGTGTTGCGGTTTTGTGTTGCTGGACTGAGTTTATCAAGGTTAAATACACTGGATCAACATACAGTAAGTTAATGACAGTAAAGCATACAAACTCGATACAACTTACTGATTTTAAAATGATTTAACGGTAATCCATTGAAATGTCTTTACTAATTACTAAACGCTGTATTAATTGTGATATGTGTGAACCCGAATGCCCGAATGAGGCGATTTCAATGGGAGATCATATCTACGAGATTAACAGCGATAAGTGTACCGAATGCGTAGGGCACTACGAGACACCAACCTGCCAGAAGGTGTGCCCGATCCCCAATACTATTGTGAAAGATCCGGCGCATGTCGAGACAGAAGAACAGTTGTGGGATAAATTTGTGCTGATGCACCACGCGGATAAAATTTAA